TTGATTCGCTACTTGAAAAACTCGGCATCGCTTGAGGCGCACGAATCGAACCGACCGAGTGAAGGATTTTTAAAGTTCTCGGACAAGATCGAGGCAAGCGCGTTCCTCGCACTGCGCTGGCGCCGTGAAATGCTGGACTCTTCCGCCGTGGGCGGTGCCGGCGTCCGGGCATTCCAGCGCGATATTAACGACGCGATTTGCGACCGCGTGGATGTGATTACAGCTTACCGCAAGCGCATTGCGCTCTACGTTATTGCCAAGCGTGCAAAGCAAGGTGTTTACACGCTTCCCGAAGACTGGATGAAGTGCAGCTTCACGAAGCCGCGCGAGTTTACAGTCGACGACGGTAACAGCCGCAAGGCGGACCGCGAAGATTTGCGTGCTGGGCTTGCTTCCGAAAACGATATTTTAGCGCGTCGCGGATATGATCCGATCGAATACGTCGCCAAGCGTGCCAAGTTCCTTGCCAAGCGCGACGCAATCGCCGAGGCCGCAGGAATCGACCCTGTCCGACTTGGCACATCGCTTCTTCCCGGCGACATTCCGCCGGATTCTGACAACGACGAAAACCCTAAAACTTGACACAATAACCCTACCTAACTATGAGCACTCAAAACAAATGGTTCGATATGAGCCGACCACAAAACGCGGAGGGCGAACCGTCCACCGAGGCTGAAATCTCAATCTACGACCAGATCGGCGGATGGGGCGTAACGGCCAACGACTTCATTGACCAACTCAAAGAGCTTGGCGACGTTGAAACGATCAACTTGCGCATTGCATCCGGCGGCGGCTCCATCGTCGAGGGCAATACAATCTTCAACGCATTGAAACGACACGGCGCGAAAGTTGTCACACACATCGACTCGCTCGCCGCTTCGATGGCGTCCGTGATTGCAATGGCCGGCGACGAAATCCGCATGGCCGAGAATGCTTTGCTAATGATCCATAACCCTTGGACAATGAGCATGGGCGGCGCGGAGCAGCTTCGCAAAGACGCCGATTTGCTCGACAAGATGGAAACCAATATTCGCGCAAGCTACGGACGCTCTAATTTGAGCGCCGAGGAGCTTGACGGCGCAATGGAAGCCGAGACTTATTACACGGCGGCCGAAGCACTTGAGCTTGGATTTATTGACCAGATCGAAGGCGCAAACCTTGCCGCCGCTTCTATCGGCGACATGGAAACGCTCAAAGCATTCGCAAGCATCCCACAAGCGAAGATCGACGGAATCAAGATGGAATGCCAAGCAAAGCAGATTGAAGTGTTGCAAGCGCGCATCGAAGAACGTGACGGCGAGATTGAATGCCGCGACCAGCAATTGCTAATCGCAACAACAGCACTTACCAAGGCCAATGAATCACATACGAAGTTGATCGAAGACCACGCCGACGCACTTGCCAAAGCGACCGAGCACACTGCGCAGCAGGTTGCAGACAAGGCCGCCGAGTTGCTTGCCGAGTCCGGCACGCCGCCAATTCAAACCGAACCAGAAGCACACAAGGGCGAAGAAGGCTCCAACGGCAAAATGACCGAAGAACAATTCTGGGCTGAATATCGCGACTTTGACAAGCGCGGCGATTACGAAGGCAAGAACACATTTTACGAAGAGAACAAACACGTTCTCGGACAATAATCACCCAACCCAATAACCAAAACACAGCATGGCTAATACTATCGCAGGCGTCAATCTCGCCAAAATTGCTCAGGAAAGCTTGAACGGTCTTCAGACCCTTTTTGCTCCATTGAGCGCACTTACAACCGACTTCTCCAACGATATTCGTAACGCTGGCGAGTCCGTAACTACTCGTTATCCTACCAAACCGACCGCCGCCAATATGTCGAGCGGATACAAGACAGCCGCCGCAGACGTTGCGATGACTGCCGCAACTATCACACTGGACACGCACTACGGCTTTACTTACGGCTTTACCGACGTGGAGCGCAGCAAGTCGAGCATCAACCTTAACAACCTTTTCATCCAGCCGGCATTGCAGGCACTTGGTGATAAGGTATTCGGCGATGTTTGGAACTTGATTACAGCGGCCAACTTCGCAACTAGCTCGACAATCACAGCGGCCAACTTCGACCGTGACGACCTTGTTGACCTTGGCGCGACCTTGACCGAAACGAAGAAGGCGAGCCAAATGGATCGCGCGATCTTTATGAATCCAACCTATTACGCTTCGCTTGTTAAGACTCTTAACAGCGCAGAGTTCCCGGGCATGGGTTCCGACAAGGCCGAGGCAAACGTGCCTCGCGTCGCTAAGTTCGACAGCTACGAAACCGACATTGCCGACGCAAACGGCGAAAACCTCGCAGCGTTCGCCTTCCAAAAGAACTCGCTTCTCATGGCAGGCCGCACAGTTGACGCGGAGATGGCTCGCGAAGCGGGCATCGAAGTTGAAACAGTCGTGATTCCCGGACTTGGCTTGCCGGTTCAGTTCCGCCGTTGGTATGACTCCGAGGGCGTGCTCTACTACAACTGCAACCTTCTTTACGGAGTTGCAAAGGGCGTTGACTACGGCGTTCGCGTAACAACCGCATAACCTTAACTGGAGCGGCGCATTTCGGTGCGCCGCTCTTTTAACCTTTTCATTTTTCCTATGTTCAAACCATCGCTCACAATTCACAAATCGCCGAAAGGCAAGCTTTCCGTTCTCTCGCTTTCCGAAGATGCTGACGATGCTGTAAAGGCATATGTCGAGTGCACCGAAGAAGGCGAAATCCAATTAGTCGTTCGCGGCCAATTACAGAAGCAGAAGAAGATCGACGCACCAGCCGAGAAGCCGAAGAAAAAGGCAAAGGCGGCTAAATAGTTTTCTCTTACCCCTAGCACACCACCCCAACCATCGCGGCTCGCTCAATATCGAGCGGGCCGCACTTATTTTCAGACATGAGTTTCTTTGATGACATTGACGCAGGCATAAACGAGGCCGTTTCAACGATGGGCGAATCGTTTACATTATCGAACCACGCCGGGACGTTTAACGGCGTCTTTCGCGGCGAGACTTCGCCGACCGAGTTTGACAAGATTCAAGGATACGAAACCGAGACGACCGACTCGCTGACTGTCAGCAAGTCGCTATTCACGCCGGGCGCGCCGCCAATGGTCAACGAGTTGCTTACAAAAGCAAGCGGCACGCTCTGGACAATTACACGCATCGAGTCGGGCGACGAGTCGGCGTGGGATATTGAGCTTTGCAAACGCGATGAGTAAAAAGACTTTCAGCGTGGACGATACGCTTTACCGGGCGCAAGCGAAAAAGCTGGTCAAGCAACTCAAACTCGACGAAACGAAGTTTGTGCGCGAGCAGGCTGGAATGTTGGCGCAGAATTTCGCAAGCATCACACCTCCATTTGTTTCATACTCGAAACCTAAGCTCAATTACGGAACAAAAAAAGACATTGCAAAGGGAAAAGAAGCGACACGCGCTGGATTCTATTCGGTCGTAAAGATGATGACCATCGATGGTCAGAACTGGAAAGATAAAAACATCAGATCAGCCATTGAACGTGGTGATATGAATTACGTCGAGCAGCGTTTAAAGCACTTCAAACGATCAAAGAAGCGAGACATGAAGGTTCGCCAATATAGCGACAACCGACGCAATAAACAACGAAACTCGCGAGGCAGAGCATACCGAGACGCAACGCCATTTGTAACTCTGAGCCGATCAGATGCAGAGTCGGGGCTTGCACGCGCAATGGATCGCGTAGGAATGGCAAAGGCTTCATTTGCAAGAGCCGCGCAACGGTTAGGGCGCAAAAAGCCAATCAAGGATATTTTCAAGCATTTTAGCAAGGTTCACGCAGTGGTGACTGTAACTCGCAATCCATCAGTTGCAACTTTTACGGTTTCTTCTCACGGACTAGATCAAGCGGTTCGACGAGAAAAAGAGGTAACATCTATTCGCCTTGAATCAATGGTAAAACGACTAAAGCAAATCATCAAAGCCGACGCAAAAAAGGCAGGATTCAAAACACGATAAAACTTTATGGACACAATCAACTACGACTTTGAAAGCGCACTTGAAACGGGCTTTAAAACACTATTCGACGCCGCAGGGCTGGCGCTGCGCGTCGCAGACGACGCCGACGAGGGCGAGTTGCCAGACGAGCGCATAACGCTTGAAATCGACGCAGGCGGCCCGATCAGCGACGAACATCAAAACGCGGACGGCATTTACGACAACTACGCCGGCACGATTGCGGTCGAGGTTCAGACGCCGCGCGTGGCGAACGATCAAACCGCGACAAGCGACAGTTTCCGTTCGCGGCATCGTGAGCTTGTGGCAACCACGCGCAAAACGCTTGAGGAAATCGACGCGGCGGCGTTGGCGTTGCATTGGCCGGGCGCATTGTCGCCGACGAAGATCACGCCGACAGGCACCGACCGCGAAAACGATAAAGATTCTCGAATGACAACTCTAAACTACGCGATGCAATTCCGAATCGCGTAAAACTTGACACATCCACCCTTAACAAATCCAACCCAAATAAACTATGGCTCTACCATCCACCACACCAGCAAACTTCCCGCAAGGACTCGACGTTGTTACAATTGACTCCGTCGATTACATCGCGGACTCAATCGACATTGAAAGCGAAACAACTCGCGGCATCAATCGCACGGACGAAAACGGCGATTGGGCCGAACAGCAGACGCGCGCGTCGAGCGATCCGATCGAAGGCACAATGACGTTGCAAAAAGCGACGACCACAACCGCATTCCCGGAATCCGGGCAAGAGTTCACGCACGATTACGACGCGAGCGGCACAGCGTCGACTCTGCGCGTTCTCAACGTCAAAGCAAACCGTTCCAAGGACGAGGCTGACGTGTTTGAAATCGGCGTCCTCGTTGTCACCTATCAAGGCTAATGGCCGATCTAGTTGACATTACTTTACTCGCTCCGCATCGCGTTCTCGGCAAATCGCAAGCCGAGGACGCGCAATGCGCGATTCATAAAGGCGTCGCCGACGATCTAATCCAACGAGGAATTGCAAAACTTACGAATGAGCCTGCCGAAGACAACAGCGACAGCGACGGCGGCGAGTGAATACGCAGCAGTTCGCAGAGAGATTGAGCGCGACCGATTGCACGCATGGTCGAGCGCGCCGACGTTTACAATTGGAGACGTAGAGGTGGCGCCGGTTTCGCTGCGTTCTATGATTGATTTGGAATTGTCGGGCAACGCATTCATCGTTGGCGGCGATCCGACGGAGGGCGACATTGCCGCTTATATTTGGCGACATCATGCCGACTTCGGCAACGAGTCGAAACGCAAGGCATTTGTAAAGCGCATCGCGGAATCAAAGCACGCCGATATAATGATTGCAGACATATTTGACCACTACGGCTCGGCGATGGAAGATTCGCCGGCTTCGTCGCAGTTCGGCGGCACGGCGATTGATAACCGCTTGCCGCCGATCCCGGCAATCGCATCCGTTTGCCATGAATACGGCGCCACGTTCGGCGTCGATCCGCGCGATGTTGCAGACATCGACTTGCGCATCGTCTTTCAATCTTGCCGGGCAATCCGGATTCAATCGGGCGCAAAGTATTCAGAGCCGAAGCGACTACGCGCGGCTAAATCAGAATTTCTAAAAACACAACATGGCTAAAACTTCCATCACGGCAAAACTCGGACTCGATACGACCGCATTTCAACGCGGGCTAGCGAAGTCGCAAAAGAGTATCGGCAAGTTCGTCAAAAACGGCATTGCTCGATTTGGCGCGCTCGCCGGGGCCGCCGGGCTTGGCGCAATGGCAAAGGCGGCAGTTGATCTTGGCAGCAAGATTTCCGACATGGCGGTTCAGCTCAACATCGGCACGACCGAGTTGCAAGTGCTCGACTTTGCCGCGCGCGAGGCCGGCGTCGGTACGGATATTATGGCGCGAGCATTGCGCAACGTTCAGTTGCGAACGGAAGAAGCGATTAAAGGCAATAAGTCATACGGCGATGCATTTAAGCAATTAGGAATCGACGTGGAAGAATTTAAGAAGCTCGACACTGAGCAAAAGATGGAAGCAATCGCCAAGGCGCAAGCAAACGCGACAGACAAAGCGGCAGCATATAACGCAGTGGCGCGTATTCTTGGTGAGAAGGCTGGCCCGGCATTGCAAGAAGTTTTGCAAAACCTAGCCGGGCCGGAAGGTTACGGCGGGCTAGAAGCGGCGGCAGAACGAGCGGGCGAAGTGATGAGCAAAGAAACCATCGCAAAGATGGACGATGCCGCCGACCGCATCGAATCGTTTAAACGCAGAATGACGGTGCTTGCGGCGGAGGTTCTGGCAAAAGTCGTGCCGGCGTTCGGAATACTAAGCAACGGTCTTGGATTTGTTGGCGATGTAGTCGGCGTGTCTGCTGCAAACTTTCTCGCATTTGGGCGCACCATAGGCGCCGTATTAAAGGCCGTAGTCGCTCCTGCAATCAGCCAAATGGAAGCACTAGGGCTTGCGATTAAGGCGGCAGGGCAAGCAGCATCGCGCGACTTTGACGGGGCAAAAGAATCAATCAAGGCGGCAAAGGATCAGGTAAAGGAATCCGTTGACGAAATAAGAGATATACCAGACAAGATCGGCGATGCATTTACGCAACTTGCCAACGATCAGGAATCAGCATGGGAAGTGTTAGGAAAAGCAGTCGACGATAGAGCCAACGCGATTACCGGAAATTTCAAAGATATTACTGGCGCAGCGAAAGAAGCAACGAAGGAAATAAATAAGACTGACACGGCAGCAACTGGCGGCAAAACTAGAACCGCAGGAAGAACCGAAACCAAGAAGCCAACCGCATTCGGCGCAGGTCAATCGGGCGGCGCTGGTCGAGCGCAGGAAATCGCCAAGAATGGCGAAGCGCGAAAGCCAGATGAAGGCATTCGCTTTCAGAAATTTGTAGGGCCGGGTGGCGAGTCATTTCAACAGCGATTTTTTAACGGTAAAAAGGCCGGCAGATTTACCGATGAGCAATTGAAACAGGCCGCAAGCGGGCAATTCGGCACCGGATCAATGCTCGAC